ACAACCGCCGCGTTGTCATTCGCAGCACCACCAGAATTCACCGGCACGGGAAACTGAACAACATTCGACGGCAGTCGCCCGGCATTGATCATGTCCATGATGCCAGAGCCGAATTGCGATGTGAGCGTCCGCGTCGCGTCGGCATTGACCACGAACTCGCGATTGGAAAGCGCGAACAGTCCGGCGCGATCGTCGTGTGGTCCGCCTGGGCCATTAATCCAGCCGCCGCTAGCAAGTTTTCCCTGTATCCATCCCTTACCCTGAGTGTCCACAAGCTGTGACGTATTGAATGCTGTCGCGTAGGTGCTGACCACAATCTTGTTGAGAGCCGTCAGAAGGTTGTTGTTTGCAGTTTGTCCGCCGAGGTCCGAACCCTGTTTTCCGATTGCCGTTGCCACCCCGCCCGTGACCGTCAGGTTGTTGTTGAGCAGCGTGAGTTGCTGGCTCGCCGTGCTGTTCAACTGCTTGATCTGATCGAGCGTCGAGTTGGGTCGCTCCAGTCCCGAGACATTATTTGCCGTTGTCAGCGCGTTCGTTGATGTCGCATTGGTGTTGCCTACGATCGGATAGCTCCAGTAGTCGGTCGCGGCATGCACACCTTCCGTCGCAACACGCACGGCCTCGGTTCGCTCCAGGATCCCGTTCCCGTTGCCGTCGAGTTCGGAGAAGACATCAAGCAACCGCTGACGCGCCACGGAATCGAGCGTGTTCAGCGTCACTCCGGTGATCTTCTGCGAGAACTCATCGGGCGTCATCGCCTCGCCCATCGTCGGAAGAATGAGATTCGCGAGCGTTTGCGGATTACCCTGGAGGATCGTGTTTCCGGTGTTGATCGCCGTCAGGACTTGCGTCAGCGCATTCACGACCGGGTCGGTCGAAGCCTGCACGGCCGGAAGTGCCAGTCCCTGGTTGATGATCTGGTTGCGGATGTCCTGGTAGCCGGCGCCCGAGGCATAGACCGCCCGTGCGGCCTTCTCCAGATTATCGGCGAGTGAGACGAACTTGTTCTGTGCGTCGAGATTCCCCGCGAAAGCGAGAGAATAGTTTGCGTTGTAGGCGGACTGTGCGTTGGAAAGGGTTGCGGTCGGAGAGAGCGTCGAGCCTGCGCCGCCCTGCAGGTTGTTCAGGTAATCGACGATCGATGCGGCGGTCTTGTTGAGCTGGTCCTGAAGGTCCGCGATATTTTGCGTCGCTTGGTGAACGCTCGATGCGAGATCGGGGAACAGGTTTGCAAACTTGGTGAACTCATCCGGCGAGAGCTTGTCGACGACCGCCTGCAATCCGGTCTGCAGCCAGGTATTGATCAGATCCGCCGAGACATTTCCTTCGGCGAGAAGCTGGTCCTTCTTATCGATCAGCGCCTGGACGTCATTGGCAAAGCCGAGCCCCGTCGCGTTGTTGATGTCGGCGTTGAGCGACTTCGCGAGATCGTCCTTGATCGATGCGATCTGCTTGGCGAGACCACCCTGAATGGCAGCGCTTGCCGCCTGTGAGGACTGCCCGATATCGGCAAGTGTCTGAATGAGTGCCGCAGCATTGTCGTTCGCGGCCTTAATCTTGGTCGCACTGTCGCTTAATCCTACTGCAGGATTAGCGAACTCACTGACGATTCGTGACATGCCCGTCACGAAGCCGGAGACGACCTTTCCGAGCCCGGCCATGTCGCCCGCGGCATTCGCGGCCTTCGCGAGCGTGACCGCGGAATCGAACAGCGAGCGCAACGCCGATGCGGGGCCGGAGAGATCGAAGCCCTTAGCTGTCATCTCGAATTGCTGGAGTTGTTCGGTCATGTCGGCCCAGGCTTGTTGGGCCTTCGCAAGCGGGTCTTCGCTTTTGTTTCCAAAGAACGAGAGGGCGCCAAGTGCAGCGACCGCTGCGATGAGGATCGCAATCGGACCGTAGATGGCCGTACCTGCTGCGGCACCCCCGGCCGCGAGCGCCGCGCCTGCGGCAGCGCCTCCAACTGCAAGTTCTCCCGCGTCCTCAGCGCCTGTCGCAGCGAGAATACCTGCAGCTACCGTCGCACCGCCAACGATCGAGGCAGCCACATCGGCACCAGCGGCAGTGAGAATACCGGCCGACGTGGTCGAAGCCGTCACCATTCCCGACAGGTCACCAATCGCGGCATTCACACCGATATTGAGAACTTGTTTCGCGGAAATATCGATGATCGTTGTGAGGAGGCCCTTGGCGGCGTCCTGCGCGGCCTTGGCCGCATCGCGCGTCTCGGCAAACCCCTTCACGAAAGTTGCGAACGCCGTGCCACCCGCGTCGAAAGCCTGCTTGACGAGTTCTTGCGTTGCCTTGGCCTGCCCGGCCTCCGCGGCCATCCGGCGATAAGCATCCGTGATGCCATCGAGAGCCGGACGGCCCGCATTCAGGTTCTCATTGATCTTCGTCTGGATCAGTCGGAATTCTTCCGCCTTGGCGGTCGACATGCCGATGGTGGCCGTCTCGACGTTGATCGCATCGATCTGTGCCCGAAGCTGGAATGTGCCATCGGCCTGCGCGAGTGCGAGTCGCTTGGCATTCGCGATCTGCGCATCCGTCGCACCGGCACCTTCGAGCTGCGCCTTGTTGATCTGCTGAACGCGGGCCGTGTAATTATCCTGGACCGTTGCGGCAGCACCCAAGATGCCATTGAGGAGTCCCTGCTTCTGAATCGCTGCATCGAGGTTCGTTGCAGCCGCCGCGCGATTGTAAGCCGCAAGCGCGACCGTATCGTCCGTGAGCCCGGTTTTATGATCGAGCAAAGCCGATCGGAGCGTTGCCAGCTTCGCGGCCGTGCGCTCGGAGATCGTAGCCCCGCTTCCGAGGAAGGAAACGAACAGATTCCACTTGCTCGCCGTCGTAGCCGCTTCGTCCTGCTGTTCCTTCAGGGACTTGTTCGTCGCGGCAACGGCGGACTGTACGGCACTGTTGTCGTTGGCGACCTTGCCGAGCTGTTCATCGTATTGTTTCCAGGCCGCGAGCGTGTCGCGGACGGTCGCAGCCTGCTTGGCAAGATCGGCATCGCTGACCTTATTCGCCGACGCCGCAACTCCGAAGTCCGCGTCGCCGCCGGCCGCCATCTTGTTGAGGAAGCTTTGGAAGAACGAAAGCCCTTCCTTGTGAGACGCCGCATCCTTTGCGGCCTGTGCGAAGCGCTCCATCGCTTGGGCAGCCAACAACGACGCCTTCAGCCCTTCATCGGTAAAGATCGAGGCCAGGATGTTGTGGGCGCGCTTTTCCGTATCATCGATACGGGTTTTCAATGTGGCCCAGCGGTTGGCCTGTTCATCGGTAGCTTCACCCCATCCCTTCGTGGCAGCCGTCAGCTTTTCGATGCCAGCAGCATCCGCGATCGTGCCAAGTATCGGAGCAAGTGCGCCGCCGCCGCGGCCACCGAATACCGCCTGTGCGAGAGCGAGCTTTGCCGATTGATCGGCCGCAGCCTGATATGCCTTTGCGAGCGCGTTGATGCCCTGTGCGGTCGTGGTCGACCTCTGAAGTTCATCAGCGAGGCCGGCATTAACGGTGCGGACATCGTCGTAGAGCTGGCCGGTGCCGCGCCGCGCCTCGTTCAATCCAGCGGTCAGCCGCTCAAAACGCTGCGCAACGGTATCACTCGCAACGCCCAAGTCTGCTGCCGCTTGCTTCAGTGTTCCGAATTGGTTTGCCGTCAGCCCCGTTGCGAGCGTAAAGGCGCGAAGCTCGATCGCCTTATCGCCCATGCGGGCAGATTCTTCGGCGACGAAATGAAACGCGGCACCGAGCACACCGAGGGCGGCAGCCGCAGCCAATCCCCATGGACCCAGGGCGGACAGGAATACGCCCACGGGGCCGGCGCCAGCCGAGAGAGCGACGAGCTGCGCCGATACGCCTGTGGTCGCAGCGGCGAAGGCTTTCGAGCCAGCACTCGCCTGTCCATATTTCTGATTCAGGAGATCGACGCGGGCGGCATGGTCTGCAGTCGAGATGATACCTTGCGCGAGCGCAGAATTTGCGACACGCAGCCCCCTCTCAAGGTCCGCCTGCGCTCGCGCCCCATCGACAACCGATAGAGTCTGCCGCTTGTAGGCAGCTTCGGCCGAAAGAGAGCGCTTCGATGACTCGTCCGAAACGACGGCAACATTTCCCTGCGCGGCGGCCAGCTTGTTCAAGCTGTCCGCCGCCTGGTCCACGCCCACGGCAGAGCCCTGGATCGTGATTTTGCGGATGACTTCGGTGGAGATCGCCATCAGGATGTTGCTTTGTCCGCCTCGGCTTTTGCACGCTCGTTTTGCACGGCGATGTACTCGTCATCGATCGCGCGGATGAACGTCAGGAGGTCGTCGAAGACTTGGCCGGCGATGCCGTGCTTTTCCGCGTAATCGCAGATCGATGAGAACCAGATGCGCCCGAGCCCGCCCATCGCGCCGTAGTGACGGTCGTCACGAAGCTGATGGAAGGCGGCCTGGACGTAACCGGACCACGCGGGCCATTGCGCTTCATCCGGCCGCGCGAGCTCTTCCGGCTTGCTGGCAAAGATCGCCGCAGCGTCGGCCTCTTCCTCGATCAGATCCGCAAGGAAGTCAGCCGTGCCCTTCCGCTCTAAATCGTAGCGGCAGGCGGCTCGGAGTTTTTTGTTGCGGCCACCGTGAATTCCGCGTCCTTGGAGCCGACGCGGTTCGCGGCCCAGATCACCTGCTCGACCAGACTGCGCATCGCCGGATCGGTCAGCATCTCCATCGCCTTCTCGGATGAGTATTCGATCGGCTTCTCGTTGCCGTCGACAATACCTTCCCATCCGAGCAGCAAGAATGAGGCCGCGAACTTGTTGATGTGCGGCTGCATCTCGCTCGAAAACGGCAATCGGCCGAAGTCCCGCGTCAGCTTCATCTGCCGCTGCTCGCGTGCGTTCTGGTAATCCTTGCTATTGATCGAGCGGACCTTCAGGCGAACGCCAGGCCATTCGGCGATATCGACCCAATCGCCATCGGATTCTTTGGCGAGGTCGACTGCAATGGACGTGATCTTGAGAGCCATGGTGTTACCTCTGTTCGGGAGGGTTAAAGGAGGGGAAGTGCGGGCGAGGTCCGACAACCCCGCCCGCGTCGGCGCCGTCCTTCGTAGGCCGAACACCAATCCGGCACAGCGAAGGTCATTGGCTCCATCGTGTCGGCGATGGAGCGGTCGGAAGCGAAAGCGGGTTACGCGTAGTATTCGAAGCGATCGAGCTGCACCTGCTTGAGCGTCAGCGTCGAGTCATAGACGGCCGAAAAATCAAACGAGGCCATCACGTCGGTGTTTTTCCCCGTCGCCTGCGGGTTTCCATTGCCCTTGTAGATCACGCGCGGGAATTGCCAGATCAGCGCCTGGTTATTCTTGGCGACGCGCGAATTGATCGCAGTCGCCGTGCCAGCATAGAACTTCGTCAGCAGCGAGTTGCTGCCGAAGTAAGTCTCCATCGTCCCGGTCACAGTGCATTCGCCGGGATTGACACCGACCGGCGAAGTCGAGTCGACCGCTTCGAGCTGCCGGTTGTTGTTCTTGATCTGGAACTTGAGCGAGTGTGCCCAATTCGGAGAGGTCAGCGTCGAGCCAGCTTCCGCCACGCGCCCGACGTTTGCGTTCGCCGCCATCGACGCGCCAGTTTGGTTCGCGTCGATCGACGCATCGAGCGCCGTCGTGCTCTGCGAGCCGCCCATGCCCATGAACGCGACCGCGCCCGTCACCACCGCTTTCGACGTGATGGTGATGTCGTAGGTATCGACCACCATGCCGGTGTTGATGATATAGGTCGGCGAAGTCTGATCCATGAAACCACGCTCGATCGAGAGCGAAGTCTGCGTCGTACCGTTCTGGATGTAGTCGCCGAAATAGACTGTAATGGTCTTGCCTGACCCGTTATCCGTCGTCCAGCCGGACGGACGATTGTCCAAGGTGATGGCATGCGCCGCGACCACCGTAATGCGCATCCAGTCGTTGAGCGCAGCGGTCGCAAAACCGAGCGCCGAAGTCGTCGAATCGATCTTGATCCACTTGCCGGCGACGATGCCGGGAATCGTGGTGAAATCGAGCGAGGATGATGCAAGGCCGGTTGATGTCGCCGTGATGTCGCCAGCAGCGCCTTGGAAGCCGATGCACTTGACGCGCGCAGCCGCCGCCGGCGAGGCTTCATCGGTAATGCCCGACCCGACGAACCGCGGCACGGTCGCCGAGCCCGTCGTGACCTTGAAGTTGCCGTTGTTGTTGGCGACGCCAAAGCCTGAGAACTTGTAGAGCTCGCCTATGACGAAGGTCGTACCCGTCGTGACGGTCAGGACAGTGTTGGTCGTCGCAACCGCCGTGATGATGCTCGCGGCCGTCCCGTCATTGTCGCGCGAATTGGTGTTGGTCCAGGTGTTGTAGAACGCCGAGCGCAGGATGTCGGACTCCGGCGAGTTATCGACCGGATAGTTCATCTCGATGTTGATCGAGCCTTGCGAGGCCGCCATCGTCTTGATCGGATCGCCGAGCATACGATCCGAACGGATTTCGTTGGAATCGACGAAGGTCTGGTTGAAGGCCAGCGACTCGCCGGTAAAGCGAGCGCCACGCATGCGCGGGGTGTTCGGGGTCGTGCCGAGCGTCGTTTCGCGAACCATCGCGAGCTGCATGCGATTTGCGGTGCCCATGGGCGATCTCCATCAAGAGGGAATGCCACGTCGTCACGACGGGGCGAGTGCGCGTTGCCCAAGGCGCATGTCTTGTCAGCCCGGCGCGGGACCACGCGCGGGCGGAAGCGGTTACTCTTGCGCAGAATGTTCCGGTTCGGCGGCGACTCGCGGTTCGGTATGCGCGAACTGCGCCTCGTCCGAAATGAAATCGCCGGCCTTCAGGCTCTCCACGGTATGCGGTTCGAGGACCGCATCGTCGGGAATAACCGCGCCGGCTTTGAAGCGGTGGATCGTTGTTGTGAAGTCTTTTGCAGCAACGAGGCTCATTTGTTTTCTCCAAGGATTTCAGCGAGTAACACAAACGGAAATTCAGTGATCGCCGAGTCAGGCCCGGCGTTGACGATCTCGCAGCCGACGCTCAGTGCCGCCTCGCGAGTCCCATCCCAGGCTTTCAGAAAATCGTCTGCATAGACCGCGGCATTCTCTTCCCGGTAGCGATCGTGATAGTGCGTTCGACCATCAATCGGTTTGCAGTCGAAGCCGAGCAACGCGACGCGCTTTGCACCCATCGCGATTGCGACATTGACGGCGCAGTGCCCACTCGTGCGTCCGCGCCGGATCGGCGATAGCCCCCGCGCCAGCGGCGCGCGATGATCGAGCAGAACGCAGTCGATCTTGTCTGGTAGCGCTGCCTTTGCCGGCGTTGCCGGCGTGATTACCATCCCATTCCAGGACTGCACGAGCAGACGATTTTCAACGAACCAGCGTGTGTCGAAAAAGAACAACGCTTGTGCGAAGGGAACGTCATACCCTGCAGCATTGATCGCGATGACGTTCGCGTAGCGCAATCGCCCAAAGTCGAAGCCCTTCAGACTCGCCCCGCCGCCAACGCAGATGACCGTCTCGCCCGTGTAGAGTTTGCAAGGTGTCCAGAACTCGTGGCTGCGATCGGCTATGCTTCCACCCGGCGCCATTCGATCACCACGGGCAGCTCGTACCAGTTGCCGTCCTCTTGTGCCGGTGAGCCCTCGCCGATGAAGGCGTCGCGGAATTCCAGAGCGCCACTCAGCAGCGTCACTCCGCGGAAGATGTCCGCGAGCAGCTTGCCGAGCTGCCGCGCCCGCGATGATCCCGCTCCGACTGGAACGAAAACCGGAAGCCACAGATGCCCACTCTCATCCCACCGATTTGCGGCCTGCGTACTCGCGCCGAGCGACTGCTGCCCATAGAGGACGCCGGTCAGTGCCATCGCGATCCAGGGTGCGGGCGGATCGGGCTTGGTGAAATTTTCGTTTTCGAAGCGAAACGGCGGAACGACGTTTGTTGTCGAATCCGCGAGCCCCGCGACATTCGCCGCCGTGCTCAGATAGTCCTTGATCGCATCATAGACGGCATCAGCGGCCATGGATCAGTTACCGATGGTGACGACGATCGCGGGAACGCGGCCATCGGATTTGTTGCCGGCGCGACCGCCAATCAATCCGCCCCGGAACGGCTTGCGCCACTCGAAACGCACCTTGGCGCGATTGTCGCCACGGAACTTCGTAGCCGTGATCTGGTAGACACCCTTCGGGGCCTGTTTCGATTGCGGCGGCCGTCCCGGCACGCCCTCGATCTTGATCGCGTAGATGACGTCGCTCAGAAAAACATATTCCCGTGCCTGGGGAATCTCTTTCCCTACGGCGATCTCGGTGCCATCGGCGAATAGCGTGTGGCTTGCCTGATAGCGGCCACTCCGAACTGGAGAGACCTTGCGCAGCTCCAGCGCAATCGCGAACAGAAGATCCCCAACCAGCGCCCACTCGGCTACGATCACGCCGCTTGGTTTCACGCGATCGAGCGCGGCGGACTCAGTTCCGTCAACGAACGTCTTGCGTGGCGGCACGCGGCCGAGAATCCGCCGGTTCGTTTCATCGCCCTCAGCAATCATCTCTCCGGCGAGAGATGCGAACGCCGCGCCCTGGCCCGCAGGAGAAAGATCGCTCCGAAGGAACAGTTGCACGTCACGGTCGATCGGCTCGACCCGCGTCGTGATCACCCCAACACCCTCATCTCGATCCGGACGAAGTTCAGCCCGTGACCTTGCAGACATGAACTAGAACTTCTGACCCCAGATATTTGCTTTCAGCAGGACCATCCAATGTCTTCGTCTGACCATCCCTAATTAATTGATCACCCTCGATAGGGGGTCCGGGCCATTGTCGTTCGGCGATCTCGACATTCGAAATCACGATCACCGATCCGGCCTGAACGACTTCTCCGATCAACTGCTTTATGAAATTGCCGTCCGACGTTCCATATACCGTCACGTCCAATGGAATTGTCTTGCTTCCAGCACCTAGCGTGTTTCGCCGTAGCACCATC